GTATTAGAATCTTCAATGTCCGTCAGTCTTTCAATAATACAACTATCTTCATAAGTAGTTTCTAAAATATCTGCTTCATTCATTAAAAAACTCCAATCCTCCACAACCAATAACTCTTCGTATCAAATCACCATAGCCTAGAAGTAACTCACTAACATCATTTGTTGTTGAAGCATAACTAATCGTTGTATCGCCACGTCTAACTGAAGATACTGTTTTTTCTGATTCATTTTTTATTATTTTATACAACACTTCACTAATCACGCTTTTTAACTTTTCCCATGAAATATCATTTTTACAAGTGTTGTATGATTCAATTTCTAGCAAAATTATTTCTAATAAATTAGTTATGCGTTCTTCACTCAAATCTGGAAAATCTTCTTTTGTAGACTCAATGATTTCCGTTTTTAGCGATTCATCCATCAGATCACTTCCTAAATTTCATTAACATCAATTGCATCTTCCAAAATTGCAATTGCTTCTTTATCATCTATAGAAATGATAAATTCGTTATTTGAATCTGCTGTGATAAATCTACGAGTTTTAGGATGAACAAACCCAACAAAATTTTTAGTTTTACCTACTCTATATTTCACGACTTCATCTTTTTTAGTTTCATCTTTTTTTACCACTGTAATTCCTCCTATCAAAAAAGGGAGTACTAACTCCCTTTTATTCAGACTTTAAATTTAAAATTGCCCCAGAGTTTGAAGCATTGTATTCAAGAGAGTATTCACCTACAAGACCGATACGTCTAGAATCCGTTGTTTTTGCAAGTTCTTCTGCTCTCCATTCACGTAATGGACGTAGTTTCACATAATTAGTATCGATTGCGGCAATTGTTCCTTTTGGCAATGATGGTTCTAGTAGAGCAATACCTGTACCGTAATTAGACACGATATTTCCAATTTGCAATCCAAAAGTTACTCTTTCCCCGAACTGAACAATTTTTGTTGATTTTCCATCTAACTCATCAGTCATTAACTCCTGCATATCTGGAGAAATCAAGCATAGTTTTTCTCCCATATAACCTTTTTCATACATCAATTTAAATAAAGTATCGATATCTTTTCTTGTTACTGCACCCGCAGTGGCTGTTTCTGCCTTATTTGCTGAATTGATCAAGTTCAAAATCCCATTCATTCGACGACCTTTAGAACCATTTTCATCAGCTTTTACACCAGTAATCAATTTTCGGTTCAAATCAATTTTCATTTCCATACCACGTAGTGCTACTTGATTAGTTAATTCATTTCCGACTCCATTCACATTAATAGCATCTAATGTACCAGATACAGAGGTTGATTTTCTAAAAATTTCAGTATAGTTGTTAAACCAAGTTCGACCTGATTCAGCATCTGGATATTCTCCGCCCTCAAGTTTTTCAGAAGAATCATCGTTGTTGATATCATATTCACGCCATTTAATTTCTGTCGAGTTTGCTGGCTCTGTTTTTCCAGCACCAAGTAAATAGCTTAAAAAAGGTGTATTTGGTACTTGCATAGCATTAATCGCTGGTGAAATATCCAAATACTCTAAATTATTTAAAGATGTTTTTTTCATAATTTTTCACTCTCCTAGTTAAATTGTTGAAGAATTTGTCCTAATTGTTCTTCTGGATTTGTTAATGTTTCATTGTTCTGCTGAACCTGGTTATTCGATTGTTGAGTTCCACCAAATGCAGACTTCATTTGTAGTTCTTTTAATGCATCTGCATGTTTCTCATTAATTGCATTCAAAACACTTGTAAAACCTTCAACAGCATTCTTAGTGAAATCTGTATCCGAACTAACAAGATTATTTAGCATAAATTGAGAAATAGACTCTTTTAACTCTCCATCTAGTTCTAATCCAGCAATTTGTTCTGCAACAAATGCTTTATTATCACTTGTCACACGCAACGCTTTTTCTGCTTCAAATTCAGCTTGTAGTTTTTCCAGTTGAATTTGCTCAGGTGACTTGTTTTTCTTAGATTCCTCATATTCCTTGATGGTATCCTGTTTAATTTTATCTAAGTTATTTTGTTTCCAAGCTTCCAATTGTTTGTCGGCAACACTTTGAGATTGTGACTGAATAAATTTTTGAGCTTCTTCATTGGATTCCACAAAAGATTTGAAGTCATCAAAAGAAAACTTTTGATCGTCACCTTCGGCAAAGTATTGCAAATTCATTGGCATTAATGATTTGTGTTTCATGCTCATTCTCCTTTCGCCCCACGATTCGTTTTCACGCCCCGCATTGCTTTGAGTTTTAATAGTTGCGCCCCACCATTCAACCAAGCCCAGTATTGCGCTAGTTTAACGTCATTTCGGACAAAATAAAAAAGCCTAATTACTAGACTTTCCTTCTTTGTAGTCAGTTCTAACAACAATACATCCCATCTTTTCATACCAATCAACTGTTTCTTTTAAATTTGGTAATGAATGAGATAATAATTGAATCGTTAAATTAACGGTATTCTTATCAACTGGAGTATTATCTTGATAATTAACAGTTTGATCGCCAATAACCACGTAGGCATAATTGCCATTCCAATGGTCTCTCAAGCCATTAGGATGGTTCTCAGACTCAATAGCTGTTTTGTAGGCTTCTGCAATATCAGCATTTACATTAATTGTTAGTACTGCTTCAAAAAAATCTTTCATTCTACTTCCTCCGTTTCAAATTAATTCCAAAAGAATCATGTGCAAACTCATCTAATAAATCGCCAAATAAACGGTCATATTCTTCATCAATATCCTTTCCTAATTTTGGTAAATTAGGAACATCCGTACATCTACAACGACTATGGAAAGGTGCTCGATTTTCACCTATGACAGCATCTTTCAGTTTATAGGGATTCTTACTTGCCTTTCCTCCACAAATCCGGCAAACTCTCTCATCTTTTGCAGTCAATACGTTGTATTCCTCAATACCTGTTTCTAAATATGATTTTTCAATACCATCTTGTGCAAATTTTGCATACTCCGTTCGAACGAGATTTTCTATCGCTTTGTTATACTTTGATTCTTCTAACTTAAACATGTCACAAATTTCTGAGTCTAATCTCATGGTGTTTAATGCGTGTATAACGCCTTCTCCACTAGCAACACTTTTTACAATAGCATTAGAGAGTTTCTGTTCAAGCGATGAAATATTTCCCCAAAGTCTTCTTGAAAATGTCTTTCCTGACCATGGATAGTTCAAATAATGTTTAATTTCATTTTCTGGTAAATAATTTGGTATATCAACGTTTAAAAGTTGAACAAAAACATTAGCATTAGAAGAATATGTTCTTTGAAGAATTTCCTCTAAGCGATCAGAAAAATATTGATTCACATCTGCATCCATCGCATATTCTGCAAGAATTTTAAATACATCTGATCGTATTTGTAATAAGCGATTGACTTTTGCATAGTCAAATGGTGGAAAAAATTCATCGATAAACTCTTTGTATTTTGCATCATACATTTTTAATGACTTATAATTTTTTTCCACATATTCACGATATTTTTTCTGATTACTTGTACTGTAAAACTCCATCATTTCTGGATAAGTGATATTGTGTAAGTCAGCTTGTGATAATAGTTTTGCTTGTATCTCTTTCAGTGCTTCAGGAAATACACTAGTTAATTTTTTAAGTGTCTGATTTTCTTGTTTGAGCCTTGCTTGATCCTCCAGTTCTCGACGTTTGGTCCAATACTTCGTTTCTATCGTCACTATTGCCACCTCCGCCAAAATTGTATTCACTATCTGGATAAGCACTTCCACTTTCCAATTCCATCATTTCATTTTCATAATCAACATCTGTTACAAATGGAATTTGGCTCTGAATAGTTCGTTTGGATACGTATGGTGCAAGTTTAGGTAAAGCTTCAGCTAAATAACTTAAATCAGTTGGCAAAGATCTAGAGAAAGTAAAAATAATTTTTTCAGGCTCAATTTCTACTTTGTCATGAAACTTAAGAAAAGCAGCAATTGTTTCTGCGCATTCTTTCAATCCTTCTCTAAAATATTGCTCTTTAGTATTTGTTTTCGCTTCTAGGCTAATGATTTGCCACTTGCGAGCTTCTCCAGAACTGTTTGATTTAAACACCTCATCGTTAAAATCGATTGCTTTACAAATGGTGTAAAACTGTTTTTTCAATAGATCCATATGATATTCATTGAAATCTTTTGCTAAATTTTTTGTGACATATTCAGCTTTTGCAGTAGGGTCTTTTAAGTTGATAATCCCTAGCTGATTCATCATTTCTTTAGCAGTGCCTTTGCTCATTGTTGTGCCAGTAACAAGCATGTACGCAAGCTTAAATTGTTCGATTTCGTTTTGTTGATCAGACAAAGCACGATCAATTGCATCTCCAATTTCCTCAGCTACTTCAAAATCACAATAACGATTCGTATTATTTTTAAATTCTGCCAAGGTAATCGTCCCCAAAGGGTTATCGGTCTCATCAATTTTTTTGAACGTTCCGCTTGTAACAAAATTCAAATCACCATAGCAAGCATATGTCAGAATTTTATTTCTTGTCATAACTTTCATTTCTTGAAAAAATTTTTTCTGGTAAGAGTCATACTTTTCTTTGATATAGATTCCGGCATTTCCATATCTTTCTGCTCTCCAAGGTTCAATATTACTTGCTCTTAACTTCCAACCATCATCTTCTTCCACAGGCTCTAACAATCGGAAAGCTACTCCACAAGCTCCTTGAAAAGTTGCAGTTTCAGAATCAAGCATTGCGAATCTCATGGAATCAAGATTGCTTGTTAATTTGTTAAAAGCTTCTGGAACTGTTGGAAGTTCTATATCATTTTTTAAGAATTTATCTTTTAATCTTTGAATGAGTGTTCTTTTTTGTTCCGATACATCGTAATCCCATTTGATAGGTATACCAGTAAAATGATTGACTGCTTGGTCTACGACAATTGAATACATACCAGCATGAAGTTTATTATTAACTTTTACAATATCAGTGTTAGGCTTTGGTCTATTGTCTATTTCATTCTTTTCGCTAGTATAAGCTAGATATTTTCTTTCGCGATCAGCAAAAAATGGTTTCATATATTCTATAAAACCATTCGGATCAAACATTCCATCTTCAATTTGTGTTGCATATTTAACACGTAGCTTCTTATATCTCTCTAAAGATAATACTGTACTAATCAAAAACTCACCTCCTAAAATTGAATAAATTGATAGTGACTTGGTGGCTCATAAAACGCTAAAGCCAGTGCGTCAGCAATATCGGGACTACCAATATTTCGCTTTTTCATATCATCTTTACTTTCTAAACGTATACGACTTCTACTTGTCATTTTGAATTTGCGAGTACTTAATTCTTTGATTAACGAACTATCAGAAGGCAATTCAATAACAGGCTGTTCTCCGTTAAGATTTGCTGTCATATTTTCTTCTAACATTTCCTTGATGTTTCCCCATAGTTGAGTACCTAAATTATCGTAAAAATCGTCTTCTGATGTTGAACCGTTATTCACTCCAAACACCTCAAAAGGATAATGCTTGTCTTCTATAAGTTCTTCTAGGCGGTCGGTTACACCACCTCCGACACCAGTGTCATCGACTTTAATCATCACTTTATCAATACTCGGATATTGACTCATTAGATTCTTGGCCATGTTGATGACATATCCTGTTGTTTCCATAGTGCTACGTTTTGAATACTTCTCATACTCCAATGCCCTGGTAGCAATTCTAGGAAAGAGAATCGTAGAATCATCACCATATCGAGCTACGTCAACACCAATATGAGCAACCGTTGTTTTATTGACTAAAGAATCACTAATTTGTTTTTCTGTAGCCAATTCAACCGTTTCAAGACTGATAAATGAATCCAACGCACCTTTGGGAAATTCTCCAAAAATACGGACACGAGCAACATCACTTTCTTTTCCATATTTTTTAAGAATCATTTCTATATTGTCTTTGTTTGTACGTTTACTATCATAGCTTGATACTTTATGAACTCTGTATTTATCACGGTCTGAATTGTGGGAATCGTAAAAGACACCTTCAATATTATTAGGGTTTCCACACATCAACAGCTTATTATCAAAACCTGATAGCGTACCAAGAATAGCTTCCATAATTGGATCAGACACACCAGAAGCTTCATCTACCACAATCAACATATGGTCCTCGTGAAAACCTTGCATATTTTCTGGTTTAGTCGCTGTTCTAGCCGTAGCAAACCAACGCTCTGAATCACCAACCATATAAATTTTGGTCTTTGTCCACTTCAGTAAGTTTTTGATCAAGCTATCATTTAACCATTTAGCTACCTCTGCCCAAAGTACATCGTAAAGTTGCTTCATTGTCGGAGCTGTTGCTATTACTTTAGCGTAGGGTCGACACGTTAAGAACCAAAGTATTGCTCCTGCTTCTAATGCTGTTTTTCCAACTCCTTGACCAGAACGAACAGAAACCTTTGAAAATTCAGCTAAATCATTTAAAACATTTTCTTGCCATTCATCAGGATTCAAATGCAAAATATCTTGGCAAAAAGCTACTGGTTTATCATAGTAATAATCAATGGCAGAACCAATATCAGCAAAAGGAATAAATTCATTATTCATTTTCTTTCACCGCCCGTTTGTTTGCGGCATTTAAAACTGCCTGTTTCCATTCTTCTATTTCTTCACCTGAATTATTTCCGCCAATTTCATTTGTCTCAGCTTGGATCTTATCAGTCTGAGCTTTAATTAAATCAGTTCTGTATTCATTCATATAAAGTTCATTCATTTGCTTGATGGCTTTAGCTAACTGGTTGCTAATCCGAGTCAATGAATCTTCAATTGAAAGAATATCATCAATTTTGCGATGTTTTTTTCTGCTAATCTGCACATCTTGCATAACCTCACGCTTGATTTCTAGCTTTTTACCATTTTTTTCAATCGGAGTTTTAATCTTTCTTAGCTGCTGCAATCGTTCGACTTCTTCATCATTTAGTCCAGCTTCAGCTTGTTGGATTCTTTTCATCATTCGAAGTTGTCTTATTTTAAGAAGTCGTATTTCTTCGGACAAAGCAAAAGAAGGATCATCATTCAAACTAGAATAGATGTCCTTCTCATTATCGGTTAACGTGTCAAAAAATATTGTTTCATACTCACCAGTTTTAAGAGCATTCTTATTTCTCTTTGGCGGTGATGCTCTGCTGTTTCCTTTGTTACCTTTAGCATTTTGATTACCAATAGGAGCGCCACCTTGATTAGTAACGTTACTTTTGCCATTGGTAACGTTACTTTTCAATTCAGCGCTCCATTTGTCTTGCGATTTCCATTTTCTAACCTGAGAATCTGAAACATTTAATTCAGATGCAATTTCCTTTAACTGCTTTTCTCCGTTGGATTCTAACCAAATTCTTTTGGCTTCATCACGTCTTGGATCACGTTGTCTTGCCATTCAATACACACCACCTCACATTCTGTTTAGGTTGAGTTTTGTTTTCTAATTTTCAATATCTTTTAGCATTAATTCAGCCTCAATCAATATTTTTAAATCGGAAACTTTATTAATTCAATTTGCATTCTAATCCCTCAAATTCTTGTTAATATTATTTTGAATGTTTGGTTCATCAAAGAAACCATGACCGCAATAAATAAGTTTGCATTTATCAATTTCATTTGGCGTAGCTTCTCTGGTCATTTCAACAATGGAGTATTTCTTTTTAATCTGGACTGATTGAACCACTCTGATTGGGTCATCTGTGTTGGGTTGTGGATATCTGTTAGACAAAGATACATACCAGTAATTTCTCATTATTCAGCCTCCTTTATGTAAAATAAAAAGACCACTCAACGAGTGATCTAATATGTAAAAACTACACCTCATAAACGAGATGCAGTTATAGCTCTATCAAGCAACCTACACCGATTCCATCGATTACTATCGACCTCGCCTTGCTCGTGTACTTTGAGCGCCCATTTCCAACCCTCAGTTGCTAAAGTCACTGGCAATGAATCGAACATTGCATGGTCAAATCATAAAACGTTAAGGTTATTCCTCGACGTATTGACCTTATTTTTAAGCGTCTACCCTTTCCGCCACAGTGACACTATAAAATTATTCTTAGTGCTACTATTTTTTATTTTGCCCATTTTTAAATCCAATCATATAGACATTAAGACAAAGCGCAAAAATTGAAATTATTAATGGAATCATTTCTCTTCACCCACCTTTAGTTATCGTGTGAATAATTAAAAAACAATAGACAGCAACAAAATAACATTGCTTTGATAATTTGGTATAAACCACTATAAATTTCTTTTCTTGCAATTATTTTTAATATATGCTAGATTATCAACCGATATAGTCACTGCCTGTACTAGCGGAAACTAGTGCAGGTTTTTTGTTCTATTTACTCAAAAGTTATTACGATAAATTAATATTGTGAAAATAAATACTAAGCGTATAATTTTATTTATCAGCGAGTGGTCCGCTGAAATATAAAACAAGGATGTGCAAGACAACATGTATAAACCCTACATGATTAGTTATGATCTTAATAACCCAGGGCAAAAGTATGATAAAGTATTTGAAATAATAAAAGAATTTGGGGCATATATAAAGCTACAAAAATCTTTTTGGTTAGTTAAAACTAATTTGAATCCAAATCAAATGTGTGAAAAATTAAATACAGTACTTGATAATAACGATTCCTTATTCATCTGTGAACTGCAAAAAAATTATCAAGGTAGAGCTACAGAGGAAAATTGGAAATTCATTAACGAACATATTTTCTCTTAGTAAGGATTAGATATTTTTTCTCTGTTTAAACAATTGCAAATACCGTCAATATCTGAATTAGAAACACTTACCTTTTGCTCCTTGCTACTACCAATAGCTTGGAGCAATTCTTGTATTTCTTCTGGAGTGCCTTCTACTGATAATTTCATTTTTCTTCCCTCCAATACATAAATTAATAGACAGCAACGGATGATAGATAATAAGAACAATTTAGAAGGAGTTGAAATTCACATCCTTATTCTTAATATTTCCGCTGCTGTCTATCGAAGCTTAATTTAAAACGATGAGGGAGATTTCCTCCCTTACATTTTATTTTGTCGATCCTGTTTCCTAATCTTTCGACACTATCATAATATCACGTTAAAACGCTCAAAAACCCTACACTATCCCTACAAAAACCCTACAAAATCAACGATACTGAACTAACACACCTTTTTTGTATGCTTCTGCAAATTCGATCAATGCGATGGATTTCAGCTTCTCTACATTCTTTTCTCCGTATCCTCGTATCAATTGCCCTATCTCATAATTAGAGTGCTTGTTTACGTCACAGAAGCTGTAGTAGAGTATCTGACGGCTAATCAGACTGAGAGCCATCAAAGCCGCTAAAATCGCGTCTCTCTCCGCTTCTATATCCATCATCTGAATGATCGCGTCCTCTGCCTTATTGCCGTGCTTCGGTGCCTTCGGCATATCCGTAATAATCGGCGACTTAATATCTATCAAAGAGCGACCTGCCATCCGCTCCAAACGCCGAAAGTTCTTCAGCACATCTCTCGCATTACATCTTGTCTGTTTGAAATCTACCTCTCGTAACAATTGCATCAAGTCAAACCGCTCCTTTATGTGATATAATAAATGTGTTGGATTTATTGAATCAGTCGGAGCGATCCGGCTTTTTTATTTATTAGACTTCCATGCTATAATCGCTTTGGGAGGCGATACTATGAAAGTTACTATTGATTCACGCACTGCTATGAAAAATGCAGCCGAATACGTTTTGAATGATTTGGAGTATCCTCCAGTCGAAATTGAGCTGACAGAAGATCCAAACGATTTCCTGAAAATAGCATCCAACGTTGCTCGTGAATACAGAGAAGAATTTATTCGTTGCCTTGAAATGGAATTTAATATGAGAATTGTTAAGAACTCTACTGAGCAACTTGAAAAACACGGTATTGATATTATTCGCAAAGAAGACTCTTGACGGGTCTTTTTTATTTGCCTTCAATGAGTTCAATATCCACCAATCGAGCCACTGCTAAATTCTCTTTGCTTTTAGCTGTCCATTTATCGCATTCCATCGTGTTTTCAATACGAATGATCGCTGAGTGATTATAGAGATGCTCTACATATCCACGAAACGGATAGATGAACTCTTCAGCTTCACAGCGAACCATGTCACCGACTTTGACTTTTGGTTTCTTACGTGTTTTAGGGTTCTTTGTCGGCATATCTAGCATTAAACCGCCGATACCATGACTACTAGCGTAAAATCCGTCTTTTAGTTTCATTCTTTTTCCTCCAATTTACGATCATCACTTAATATCGAAATTCCAAACTTACGAATAGCATCACTTACATCAGCAACAAACTGACTTGCCGCTTTATATGTTTTTTCTGCTGAAATTCCATATTCTTTTTCAAACTTTGTCTTTAGTACATTCAGTTCCTGTTTTCTTAGTTTTGTTATTCTGCGATGTCTGTTGTTCATTCCGCTTCCTCCTGTTCTAATCCCCATTGAGCGAATGCTGATAGGACTTCATATTCTTGTTTACAAGCCAATAGTTTATAAGCTTTGCGTACTTTATCAGGTAATTTTCCTAGTAAATTTTTATCAGAAAAAGCATTAACAGATAATATTGGTGCTTCTCTAGTTAAAATTGTCTCGCTTTTCAACCACTCCAACACGATTTTCTGGTTGTCGTTGAGTTGAATTGATTTTTCTATTTGTCTTAAATCTTCCAATTCAAGTCGTAGATGACTGATTTGAGTCATTTTAGCTTGCTCAACAATTGGAAACCCCAATCCCAAACTATCTTCTAAATTTTGGAGTTCGCTTTCTTTCTCAGATATGAGTTGGTGCAATTTTTTCATCCTTCTGCCTCCTCTTTAGCTGTCAATTACTTACTCGCAAGTCACTAAAATGGCTACTTCATCGATAAAGTTTCCATCTTCGTCTTCCATTCCTTGCTGAATGCTAATGTCGGTAATCTGCTTAAAAAATCCGTTGTCATAGCCTTGTGCGTTTATCACTACTTCGACGTCTCCGAAAACCTCTTTGAGACTATTAATTTTATTTACTACTTCCGATGCGTCCATGACTACACCCCTTTCCAGTTAAAAATCTCTGTCGTTAATAGACTACTGTTCAAAGTATTCATCTTCACTCATCCTTCTGCCTCCTCTTTAGTTGTCATTAGTGGACTAAATACTACCTGTTTGAAAACCATAATGTGCAGTTTCAACGCCGTCATAATCACTTATTTCCCACTCAGCCCCATCGGGTATATCAACGACTTTAAGACTTGCATATGGTCCACTGGCCTCACTTCCTAGTTTTTCGACAACAGCAACGAGGTCCTTATCACCTCTGTTTGAATCACTTGAAAAACTGGAATCATCAGCAATTCCGTACAGTCGGTCAATTTCGCTATAAATTCCTGTAACTTTGTCGATTTTCGGGTCTTTTTTGAAATAGTAGATAAAATCCATCGAACCTAGCTTTTGGCCTGTGTATCTCGTGTATTCATCATCTGAGTCATAGCTAAAGTTATTGATGTATGGGAATACTTCAATATTTTTTCTTTTAAAAATTTCCATTTTTGCTTCATGGCTCAACCCAAAGCCACCAAAACATTTATTTAATACAATCTTCATTACTTTTCCTCCTTTGTTTCCTCCGTTAGCTGAATTTTTTCATAAACACAAGCCAATGTGTTTTGCTTCGTTTATTACCAAACAATGGCTGTTCTCCAATAGCCTCTAACACATCAGAAAGTGGTATCTGTTCCTCGTTCCACTTAAAAATTAATGTTCCTGAAGGTCGTAAAACTCGCATACACTCTGCAAAACCTTGCCTGATGTCTTCTGGCCAAAGTTCGTCTAATTTTCCATATTTTTTGGCAAGCCATGAGTTTTCGCCGACATGTCTTAAGTGTGGCGGGTCAAATACAACCATATCGAACACATCATCTTCAAAAGGCATATCGCGAAAGTCTGCGACCAGTTCGGAAGATAAGTAAGCTAATTATTTATCGGGATACAGAAAGATTTCTCACTGTTTTAGGTAACGTCTACGAGAATCCAGAGTTATTGGAGGTAGAGTAATTGCCAAAAATATTAGATGCATGTTGCGGTAGTAGATTGTTCTGGTTTGATAAGAACAATTCTGACGTAACATTTATGGATTGTCGTCAGCAGTATGAAGAATTATCAACAGGTCATGTGATCAATGTTGATCCAGATGTGGTCGCAGACTTTCGCGATATGCCTTTTGAAGATGATGTGTTCGATATGGTTGTATTTGACCCGCCACACTTAAGACATGTCGGCGAAAACTCATGGCTTGCCAAAAAATATGGAAAATTAGACGAACTTTGGCCAGAAGACATCAGGCAAGGTTTTGCAGAGTGTATGCGAGTTTTACGACCTTCAGGAACATTAATTTTTAAGTGGAACGAGGAACAGATACCACTTTCTGATGTGTTAGAGGC